GCGAGCATGCCGATCCGTGGCACCGGCTGGCACGTCGTCGACAGCCCCGACATCCGCCCCGAGGTGCTCGACTTCGTGCGCACCAACCTCGGCCTCGTCGAGGCCGGCGACAGCCGCCGCCGGCGCCGCGGTCAGGGCGTGTCGTGGGACATGGTGCTCCGCCACGCCCTGCTGGCCCTGCCGTTCGGGCACATGTTCTTCGAGCCCGTCTACACCCTGCAGCCACCGGCACCCGGCTCGACGCTGCCGCCCGGCGTGTACGCCCACCTCGGCAAGCTGGCGCCGATCCTGCCCCGCACCATCGCCGGCTTCGACATCGACGCTTCCGGCGACCTTGCCTCGATCTCCCAGCAGGTGTTCAACGACGGGAAAGCCACCACCGTCACCATCGGCCGTGACCGGCTCGTCCCGGTGATCAACGACCGGGAAGGCTCCGACTGGACCGGCCAGTCCATCCTGCGTGCTGCCTACAAGCACTGGTTAATGAAGGACCAGCTCGAGCGGCTCGGCGTGATGATCGTCGAACGGAACGGGATGGGAATCCCCTCCGCCGAGCACGGCCCCGACGGTGACCGTGAGGCGAACATGCGGGCCATGGGCCAGGTGCGTGCCGGCGACATGTCCGGCATCAGCATGCCGGCCGGGTCGAACTTCCGGCTGGTGGGCGTCGACGGTCAGACCGTCGACCCGATGCCGCAGCTCGCCTACCACGGCCAGGAAATCGCCCGGTCGGTGCTCGCCATGTTCCTCGATCTCGGCCACGACAACGGGGCCCGGAGCCTCGGCGACACCTTCGTCGACTTCTTCACCATCGCCCTCAACGCCGTCATCGCCGACCTGGAGGAGACGTTCACCGAGGATGTGGTTAGGCCGCTGGTCGAACTGAACTTCGGTCCCGACGAGGCGTATCCGGAGGTCGCCGCCGATTCGATCACCCCGCAGGCGCCGCTGACCGCGGAGGCGATCGCCACGCTGGTCACCGCGGGCGTGGTTCACCCGGACGAGCCGCTGGAGGCGTTCACCCGTAAGCAGTTCGGGATGCCACCCTCGGACCCCGCGGAAGCGCCCGGCGGCGAGCAGGCACCACCCGCCCCGGTCGAGGACACCATCGCCATCCCTGTCGGCGGCGGGTCGTCGCATTCGGCGCCACGCCCCGCTGTGGTTGGCAGGGTGGAGACGGTCGACGAGACCGCGGGGCGGCTCGCCCGGATGCGGGCAGCGGTAGCCCGCCGCCGTGGACGCTGACCCGGCCGTCTCTGTGTGGCGACGGCGGGCGGTGATCGCCGAAGCTGACGCCGACGTGCTCGCCGACGCTCTCCGCCGGCTGGTAGCCGCGTCGGCCCAAGAGCAGCCTGCTGCTGTCGACGCCCGCCGCCACGCCCGCGCCTGCCTCGCTGGCCATGAGACGGCGGTCGGGAAACGCCGGGACGTGTGGCCGTGAACCCCCAGTCGGCGGTGGCGTGGCTCGCCGGGGAACTCGAGGTGCGCCGGGCGGACGTAGCCTCCGGGGTAGTGCCCCCGGACGTAACTCGTGCCCTGGTCCCGTGGGAGGTGCGGGCGCGCACCGACTTCGCCGGCCTCGAGGCATCCGTCGACGAGACCGCCGCCGCAGTCGCTAAGCATCTGGAGGCTGACCGGGCGGTGTTCATCGGCCTGCTGGACGCGGACCTGGCGGCGGTGGAGGCGAGCCCGGGGGCGCAGCCGGTCAATGTCGCGGTGGCCGCTCGGCTTCTCGGTCTCGACAGTCTGCAGGGCGTGGTCGCGGTGGCCGGCGCGATGGCGTTGGTGCAGGCGGCGGAGGCGCGCTACCGCGACGCTCTCACTGCTGCGGTGCAGCAGGGCGGGGCGCGGGCTATCGCTGAGGCGGCAGCGCAGGGCGCCGACACGGCCGGCGTCCGGGTGAAGTTGGGGGCGCTCGACGAGTTCCGGCTCGACCTGGCCGCCCAGAAGTTGGCTCAGGGCCCGCACGCCGACGTGATCGCCGCCGCCGCCGATGCCGCCTACCGGGTGCCGGATGTGCGGCCCGGCGGTCTCCGCCAGCAGGTGATCGAGGATCTGCGCCAACTGTCGCCGCAGCCGCTGCTCGGGACGTTGGCCCGGCCGGTGGTGCAGCAGGCCGACACGATCGGCCGTGCGGCGGCGATGGTCGACCTCCCGAAGGCGGCGAGCTACTACGCGTCTGAGCTGCTCGACAAGCGGACGTGCACGCCGTGCCATGACATCGACGGCCGGGAGTATCCGACGATCGGCGACGCCCGGGTCGACTACCCGGCGGGCGGCTACCGGCTGTGCGAGGGCGGCGACAGGTGCCGGGGGACGATCGTCGCTGTGTGGCAGGAGACGCCGCCGGGCGGATAGCGCCAACCCGCGCCCCCACCGCCGGGACGGTGAGCGCATGTCCGGTATCCCGTGGTTGCCCGACCCGGCTGACTACAGCGCCCCCTCGAACTGGTCGGCCGCCGACCTGGTGCACCCGTCCGGCCAGGCGCCCGACCTCACAGCCGAGGCCGCCACCAGCACCGCCGTCGACTCGACCGCCGCAGAGGTGACGGCGCCGCCCGCACCCGCCGCGGTTGAGGCGGAGATCACCCCGTACCCGCCGGCGGCGCCGACAGTCGACGGGCCGCTCCTCACCGAGAACGTCAACCAGGCCGGCGCATGACCCCCTGTTGCCCCGACTGCCACCTCGAGAGCACCCTGGAACGGCACTGCGGCAACGTCGAGTGCAAGTGGGTGCGCTGCCGGATGTGCCGGGGCTACGGGTACATCTCCGGTCGGCTGTGGGCACGCGGCAGGGCTGCCACCTGATGGACCTGCTCTTGGTGCTGGTCATCATTCTGGTGGTGGTCGCCGTGTGCGGCGGGCTCGCCGTGTCACCGCTGCTGTGGCTCGTCTTGCTCGTCGCCGTCTTCCTGGCGGTGTTCTCGCAGCGGAGCCGCTGGTGACCACGACCACCGACGGCGGCACCGTGACGATTCCGGACGTCGAACTCGTCCGTGTCGGGAACTGGGCTTCCGCTCTGTCGGGCCGGGTGCCGATCACCGGCGACGACCTCGACGCCATGGTCGCCGCCGCCTCCGACCCCGAAGTCGATCACGCCCCGCTGCGTATCGGCCACGTCGATCCTCGCTTCGACGGCGAGCCGGCGCTCGGCTGGCTGTCGAATGTGCGCCGTGTCGGTGACAGTCTTGTCGCCGACCTCACCGACGTGCCGGCGAAGCTCGCCGCGACGATCCGGTCGGCGTTCCGGCGCCGCAGCGCCGAGATCGCTTGGGGTGTGAAGACCCCGGCCGGGCGCACCTACCGGGCGGCGCTGTCGGGTCTTGCCCTGCTGGGGGTGACCCCGCCAGCGGTGAAGGGCCTCGCCGACGTGACCTCGAGGTACTCGGGTGCGGCCACCGCCACCGACCATGGCGAGGTCGTCCTGATCGACGACATCGTCGCTTTGTCGGCCGATAGCGGCAACCTACCGCCCGCCTCCGCGGACGATCCCAGCCATGTCCATCAACGGGAGGCGCTAGTGAGCGACGACCAGATCCGAGAGCTGCTCGGCCTCGCCGCCGACGCCCCGGTCACCGACCAGATGCGCAGCGTCGCCACCCGGCTCGCCGACGTGCCCCCTGCGCCGCCGACCCCGGAGCCCGGCACACCACCCGCACCCGCGCCTGTGCCGCCCGCACCCGCGCCCGTGCCGCCCGTATCGCCGGAGCCTGCCCCTGCGCCAGCCCCCGCGCCGGAGCCGGCTCCGGCCCCCGCCCCAGCGCCGACGGTCGCCGTCGACCGGGCCGCTCTCGAGCAGCTCCAAGCCCAGGCCGCCGCCGGCGCTCGGGCCGCCGCGATCCTCGACGAGCAGGAGCGCGAGCGGGAACTCACCGGCGCCCTCTCCGGCGGCCGGATCGCCCCCGCCAGCGTCGTGCAATGGCGCGCCGCGTGGGACCGAGACAAGGAAGGCACCCGGGCGCTGCTCTCAACGCTCCCGCAGGTGTTCTCCACCGTCACCAACTTCTCGTCCGCCCCGACCGCCGGGAACGCCTACGCCGACACCGGCGACGGCTACACCGACGAGCAGTGGGCCGACTTCTCCAAGAGCCTCGGGCTCGGGAAGGCGTAACCGATGGCCAACGAGTGCATCCCCCTCTGGCCCTCCGACCAGATCACCGTCCTCGCCGGCACCGGCGGGGTCGGCGGCAAGCGGTTCGTGACCAACAGCGGCGCCCCCGCCGTCGGTCTCGGCACCGACGGCGGAGTCCCCACCGGGGTCATCCCCGGCACCGCCGGAGTGTCGACCATCGGCGTCGGCGCCCAGGACTCCGCCGCCGGACTCGCCGTCGGCGTGTTCGTCCGCGGCGAAGTTCCCGTCACCACCTCCGCCACCCTCACCGGCGGCACCAAGGTGATGACCGACGCCAACGGCTACGCCGTCCCGTGGACCACGGGCAACCAGGTCGCCGGCACCTGCATGGGTGACACCGCCTCCGGCAGCGACGCACCCATCCGGATCGGCAGCTAGGAGCCCCGATGCCTCTGACCAACCCCGTCACCCCGTACCCCCAGGCGTCCCCCACGATCAGTGGGGTCAACGTCACGGCGTCGGTGTTCCTGCAGTCCCCGGCCCGAGTGCAGCGTGCCATCACCGACTTCACCGTCGAACGGTTCATCATGGACCGGATCTTCTCGCAGGGCCCCACGGCCACTGGCGGGGCGGTCGTCTACGACCAGGTGCTCGGCACGTTCTTCTTCCTCGACCGTGACGTCCAGGAGATCCGCCCCGGGTCGCAGTTCCCGATCCTCGCTGGCGGCGAGCAGCTGCCCAGCGTGGCTGTCGTCCGGAAGCTCGGTGGCGAGGTCATGCTCACCGACGAGGCCGTCCGCCGGGACAACCGCGACCTTCTTGGCCGTGAGATGCGCCGGCTCGGGAACAACGTGATCCGCTACGTCGACGCCGCCGCCGTCGCAGCCCTCAACGCCGCCCCGATCCTCACGATGACCGCAGCGTCGTCGTGGACGACCGCCGGCTCCGACCCTCTCGCCGACATCGCCACCGCCGCCGAGCTCATCTACGGCCCCGACCTCGGCTACCACCCTGACGCCATCCTCATGAACCCGATGCAGCACGCGTCGGCCATCAAGAACACCACGCTGCGCACGGCGCTGCCCCGTGAGAACCTGACCGACTCCAACCCGATCTTCGGCGGGCATCTCAACATGCTCGAGGGGCTCGACATCTTCCTCACGAACCGTGTGCCGGTCGGCACGATGTACGTGCTCCAGTCGAAGCAGGTCGGCTCCTACTCCGAGGAGATCGCGGAGTACTACAAGCCGATCTACGAGCCCCGCCACGAGACGACCTACATCCACGGCGCCCGGATCACCGTCCCCTACGTGACGGACCCGCTGTGCTGCGTCAAGGTCACCGGGCTGTAGAGGGGAACGGACTGATGGCCACCGAGTACGCCGCCGTCGTCGACGCTGTCACCTGGACAGCATGGGACGACAAGTCGAGGCAGTTCGTGCACCACACGCTGCACCGGGGCGAGACCGCCGAGGTGCCCGATGAGCACGTCGCCCGGATCAACCAGATCCAGGACAAGGAGATCCGGGAGCACGTCGCCGGGCGCGTCGTCGACCACCGTGCCGGCCACCCGCGGCTCGTCCCCGCCGACCAGTACGACGAGTACGTGTCGAGCGTGACGACAGCGACGCTGCCGGAGAACCAGTTCACAGACGAGCAGATCCGCTCGTGGGGTGCCGATGACACGATCGCCTACCTGAACAGGGTTCCGGCCCTCGCTGACCGTGTCCTCGCTTTGGAGGAGGACCGGAAGCCGAAGCGCCGGGCGGTGATCGCTCACGCCGAGCGGGTCAAGGCCGCCCAGGACGGCGACGACGTGTCGCTCGGCGGCGACCTGGTACGCCCCGACGATCAGACGGCGTAGCCGGTGACCGGCGTCCTTTGGGGCGCCTCGGTCGGCGGCGTGTCGAACAAGCTCCCCACCCGCGAGGGGAACCTGAACACCGGCCAGGTGACCGACAACTTGGAGACCGTCTCCGGCCTTGTGCTTGCCAAGGTCGGGGACGTGTCGGCTGTCCCCGACGCCCTGGTGGAGCTGGCCGGGAAGGTCGTCGAGTTCGGCGCCGCGGCGCTCACCGAGATGCAGGACTTCCCGGAGCAGTCCACCCGTGACTCGTCCCCGGCGGCTTCCTTGTGGGCGCAGTACGAGCTTCTCGCCGGTGAGCTCCAGGCCGGGGTGGAGGCGTTGGGAGGAGAGCCGGATGTGCAGCAACGGCCCGCGTACATGTTCCCTCCGCCGTCGCTGACCCGCTACCAGAGGTTCTGACCGGTGCCTGTCCGGCTGCGGTTCGAGTTCTTCGGCGAGGAGCAGGTCAACCGGTCCCTGTTGGCGATCGATGACCGGGCCCGGGATATGCGCCCCGCGTGGGACGCTCTCCGTGACCGGTTCGTCGCCTACGAGGCCGACTGGTTCGACTCCGAGGGCCGGGGTGACTGGCCGCCGCTGTCACGGGACTACGCCGCGTGGAAGGCCCGTCACTACCCCGGTAAGCCGATCCTGCGTCGCGACGACACCCTCTACGACTCGGTCACCCGTCCCGACATCGACGTGCGCGAGCCGGCGTTCGCCGTGTTCGGCACCGGCGACCCTGTCGCCGTGTACCACCAGCGCGGCACCGACCGGATGCCCGCCCGCAGAGTGATCGACCTCGACGAGGACGAGCGCCGCCAGTGGGTCAAGACGGTCCAGGCGTACCTGATCGGCGAAGACCTGTGACCGGCCCCGAGGGGATCTTCGACGGCGACGCCGTCTATGACACCGCCGGCACCGTCGACGACCGGCAGCCCTCAACCAGCGACACCCCCGACCCGTTCAACCCGGCGAACGACCCCGCCTACCAGCCTGCCGGCGCAGGCCCCGACGTCCCGTTCGAGTATCTGCCGCCATGGTCACAGATCCGGGCCCCCGGCACCGAACAGCCGATCGTCGCCGGAGACATCGTCCCGATCGACCCGTGGCAGCCCGTCGTCGCTCTCCTCAACGGCGACCAGCTCGCCCGGTTGAACCGCGAATCCGCCGCACGGCAGGCCGCTGCCTACTTCACCGTCACCGAACGGAACATCTGAGATGCTCGGCCCCGAAGGTGTCGTCGAACTGATCCGCTCCTACCTCGCCACCGGCATGCCCGCCAAGATCGCCGAGCTCCGCGCCCGGCTCGCTGTCACCGACACCGACCTGCGGGCCCCGGCCACGTTCGTTGGGTCCACCTACGGCCGCCTCGAGTACGCCCAGTTCCCTGCCGTCGAGGTGCAGATCCAGTCGGTCGGCCGGCCCACGTTCCTCGACCAGGGCGGCGGCCAGGTCACCTGGCGGTTCCCGTACACCGTCCGGGTGTACACGGAGGAACGCGGCAACGGTTTCGACCAGGTCGAGCTGCGCCGCAAGAGGCTGTACCTGGCGGTGATGGAGCTTCTCACCGCCCACGTGCCGCTCTCCACGTCGCCGCCAGCGTGGATCGACGCCTCGTCGCTGACCGGCAGCTTCTACGGGCTCGGCACTCTCACCTCGGCCACCGACAACCGGTCGATAGCGGCAACCTACGTGGAGTTCACGGTGATCGT